ATAGATGAAGAAACATATAATAAAGAAGTATCTAAACTTGGAAAACTTACATTTGGTTCTATCAAAAATGAAGAAGCAGATGTGGATAAATTTTGTAATAACGATTCGTGTGAGATTGTACCGATGACTGGTGATAATGACGACCAAGACTATGCGAATTAGAATCAAATTACAGAACCAAAAGCGGACAGGCAGACGGCACACCTGTAGAAAAATGTGCCATTTCATAACAACAATGATAGGAGAACGATTATGAAAATTCGTAATCTAATTACATCTATTATGATAACAACTGGTTTGTTTGCTCAAGCCGTAGTTGGAGTTGTAACCGATGTAGACTCAAAACCACTTGTTGGAGCGAATGTAATTGTTGAGGGAACCGAACTCGGTGGAGTTACCGATGGTGAAGGAAAATTCACCATTGAAACTGGACCAGGTACTTTTGACATTACTGCTTCATTCATTGGTTATGTCTCACATACTAAGTCTCTTAGTGTGTCAGATATCGTGTCAACACTTAGTTTTGCATTAGCAACTGATGTGGTGGCATTATCAGCACTTGAGGTCTTGGCTTCAAGAGCGGACGAAACAACACCCGTAGCATATACAAATATTAGTAAAGAAGAGATGGAAATCAGACTTGGTAGTCAAGACATTCCAATGATTCTTAATACTACACCAAGTGTATACGCAACACAACAAGGTGGTGGTGCAGGCGATGCTCGCATCAATGTTCGTGGATTCAATCAAAGAAATGTTGCAGTTATGATAAATGGTGTTCCCCAGAATGATATGGAGAACGGATGGGTCTATTGGTCTAATTGGGATGGAGTAGGTGATGCTACTTCCTCAATTCAGATGCAAAGAGGTCTATCAGCCGTTAATCTTGCAACACCATCTATTGGTGGAACTATGAACATAATAACAGACCCAGCCTCTCAAGAGAAAGGTGGGAAAATCAAACAAGAAGTAGGAGAAGGTGGATTTTTAAAATCAACTCTTAACTACAACTCTGGTCTTATTAACGATAAGTTAGCACTTAGTGGTACTATTGTTCGTAAAACTGGTGACGGATTCATTGATGGGACTTGGACAGACGCATGGGCATACTATGCAGGTGCAAGTTATGCCGTAAGTGATGACCAAAGGTTTGAGTTATACGCAATAGGAGCACCACAACGACATGGTCAAAACCTATACAAACAGAACATAGCAACTTATTCACAAGACTTAGCAGGAGACATTGATGGTTATGATGACTCTTCTTATGTAGCAGGTGAAAAGTTTGAACATGAAGCTGGTAGGTTTTACAATCAGAATGTTGCACCTGTTGACCCATCATATAAAGGTAAACAATACTATTATATGTATGGAGCAAAAACAGAAGATAGGTATGACCCTAACTTCATCAATGAAAGAGAAAACTTCTTTCATAAACCACTTGTTAATTTGAATCATTTCTATGATATCAATGAAGACATGAGGTTAAGTTCAGTAGCATATTGGAGCGGTGGTTCTGGTGGTGGTACAGGAACTTATGGTAGCGTAAGTAGGACACCCGCGATAGAAGGTAATGCTTGGTATGCAAGTTCACCTTGGACTTGGGATTGGAACTCAGAAATAGAACAGAACTCTGCTAATGTAGATTCTGCTTTCTCTGATGTTGAAAATCGGTCAACTGGTATTCTTCGTAATTCAATCAATAGACAAGATACTTATGGTTTGATTTCAAAGTTAAACTATGATGTATCAGATGAACTTGAAGTTCAGATTGGTATTGATTGGAGAACTGCTGGTATTGAACACGCTCGTGAGGTTCGTGATTTATTAGGTGGAGACTACTATGTAGACTATGCCGATGATAACGCACCTGATGGTAAAGTAGTTCGTTTAGGTGATATAATTGCTTACCATAACGAAACTACAGTTGATTGGTTTGGTGCTTTCTTACAAGGTAAATACGAAGTAGAAAAAATGAGTCTGTATGGTATGGGTGGTATTTCAACCATTGGATATACTTACAAAGACCATTTTTCTGTTGAGAAAGAACTTGTAGAAGCAGATGCAATCACAACCTTTCAAGTTAAAGGTGGTGGTAGATATAATCTTGATGATAGATTATCAGCATTCGCAAACCTTGGTTATGTACAGAAACCACCAATCTTAGACAATGTGATTGATTATAATGGAAATGTTTCACAAAATCCAGATAATGAAAAATTCACATCTATGGAAATTGGTGGAGAGTACAATAGTGGGTTAGTGTCTATCAAGGGTAGTTTTTATAACACCCAATGGAAAGACAGAAACCTTACTAAATCTGTTACGACTGGTCAAGGTGACTCAGGTGATACTGATATCATTTACTTAACTGGTGTAAATCAATCACATTCTGGAGTAGAGATAGAGTCTAAAGTGGCTCTTCACGAAATGGTTGATGTTGATTTCATCGTAAGTATCGGAGATTGGTACTTTGATGGAGACGCTAATGGTGACTATACCGAGATGGAATACAATGATGATAATCAAATTATTGGACAAACATCTACTGAGTATAGATATGCTCTTAATGGTTTAATGGTTGGTGATATGCCACAGACATCTTATGTCGGTGGTCTTACACTAAAACCAATTGATGGTTTAAGAGTACAAGGTCTGTATAAGTGGTACGATAATCACTTTTCAGATTGGTCTCCAGATAGTCGTGAAGTTGATGGTGATGCAGATAGAGCACAAGTATGGAAAACTCCATCTTATGGTAAGTTAGACTTACACTTGTCCTACAAGTTACCTGAAATAGCAGGACTTGATATGACCTTACATGGTCATGTTTTTAACGCTCTTGATAATGTTTATGTTCAAGACGCAGTAGATAATAGTAAGTACAATGGGTATGGTGATAAAATGCACCTTGCACATAACGCTGAAGTATTCTTGGGTACACCAAGAAATTTCAACTTAGGACTTTCTGTTAATTTCTAAATGGTTAAATTTGGGGGGATTAATTTCCCCCCATTTTTTCCTTGACTGGTATAGCAAAATGGTTGTATATTTAACTAAGATAATAAGGATTTAAAATGGGTTTTAACAAGTTATATGAAGAGTACGGAGACCATCCACTATTTGGAAGACGAGTTCTTCATGTGATGTCTCCAGTAAGATGGAAGTCTACAAAATGGTTACATCATGGTGATTCAAATTGGAAGGTAATGGAGAAGACAATTAATTGGTTACCAATGTGTCACCATACTGCTTTAGTACCACCAAATAATACACTTGAAAATAGATGGGAGAATGTTACATTACTTCCCTTTGATTATGCAGGAAGTGTTTTATTTAATCGTGGTTATTTCAACTCAAAGAAATTTTTAGATACAATTGATTTTTCAAAAACAGATGTAGATTTTATTATTACACATCAACCAGAATTACTATACAATGTTTATAATGCTATGTTAACTGATAGATATGGAACTACGGTTGACTCATTTCCTTTCTTTCACTGGTGTGATAGTCCAAAGAGTCGTCCAACTTCTGGATGGCCAGATGGATTCTTCAGACAACTTGAATCAATCAATTTAAGTTATAAGTCATTCGTACATTGTCCAGAAACTTTAAAATATTTAGGTACAAATTGGAACAAGAAACCACATACTATGACTCTTGATGAAGAAACAACACAAGAAAAATTAGTATACATGCCACTTGAGTCTGATATAAAGCCAGATGGAGCACAAGAATTTCCATTTACAACAGACAAAAAGATTTTATTATTTAATCACAGATGGAATAACACTACTGGTATAAAGAAACTTATTAAGTTTACAGAGAATTTAGATAGAGACAAGTATCTCGTTTGGGTTACAGATGAAGCAGCAGGAGACCAAAAAAGTGGTGGTATGATTAAGACACCAGCACCAAAATGGATGAGAGTACAGAACTTACCATCTGGAGCAAACTACAAATACTTGTTACAGAATTGTCACGCAACATTATGTTTTGTAGATGACTACATGACTTGGAACTTATCTGTACAAGACTCATTAAAGATGGGTAAACCAGCAATGGTACTTGACCATCCAACACATGAGTATGTACTTGGACCAGATTATCCATATTACTTTAAGACACCAGAAGAATTTGAAAGTATGTTAGATAATATACCAGAAAAGTTTGATTGGGAACTACCACCACATGACGAGGTATTCAAAAAGAATTTTGTTGACACATTTATTGATGCAGTTCAAAACTCTCCTAAGAAGAAAGTGGTTAGGGTTCCAAGAAAAGCAATACAATGGTTGTGGCACACAATGCAAGACAATGGATATAAGAAAAATTTATTGTTTAATACACATCCTAAGTTATATTTATCTAACACATGGGAAAAAATTAGGTTATGGGTATTGTCACATGGTGCAGTAGATGACCCAACAAGTGAATATACAAGGTTCACTATTCCAGAAAAGAACCGAGATAAGGTTCAACATATCATAGATAACATGCCAATTCTTGAGAAAACAGATGAGGTGTTTAAAGATAGGGGAAGTATGAAAAACCCAAATTTCACAATCAAAGAAAATAAGTTCTGGTAGAATATGTATCAGAATATTTGGTATCAGAAAAATAAAAATACGGTTCATCTATGGGATGATGAAAAAGGTTACTTAAAGTATCATATGAAAAAGTATGCTTATATTCAAGACCCTTATGGTGATATGGTTGCATTAGATGGTAAGAAGGTAAAAAAGATTACTCAATGGAGTGAACAAGACGAGAAATCGGGTATCATCTATGAACAAGATGTAAATCCAGAAGCACGAATCTTGATTGATACATATACTGATAGTGATGACCCGTCAAATGGACATAGGATATTTACATTTGATATTGAGGTTGAAGTTCTTGATGGATTTCCCGAACCAGAAAAAGCAGCAAATAAGATAACATCTATCGCATACCACATGAGTGATACTGGTAAATATGTTGTACTTGTTCTTGATGAACAACTTAGGGTTGATGATTATGAAACAGATGATTGTAAGGTATTTAGATTTAGTACTGAGTCTGAGTTGATAAACGCATTTCTAAAAAGATATAGAGATTATAACCCAACTATATTAACTGGTTGGAATGTAGAGTTTTTTGATGTTCCGTATTTATATAATAGAATTACTCGTATAAAAGATGTTGATACCGCTAAACTATTGAGTCCTATTCAAGATGTACAATGGAATCAGTTTAGAGGTAGATATAAAATAGCAGGTGTTTCAGTTCTTGACTATCTTGCATTATATAGAAAATTTACTTTCAAAGAACAATCATCATACAGACTTGATATGATAGGTAAACTTGAAGTTGATATGGGAAAGATTGAATACCAAGGAAACCTTGATGATTTATTTAGAGATGACATTGAGAAGTTCATTGAATATAACTTAAATGATGTTAAGATTGTTGTTGCTCTTGATGAGAAATTAAAGTTCTTAGACTTGGTTCGTGGTATTTGTCACAAAGGTCATGTTCCTTATGAAGATGTATTCTTTTCATCAAGATTTCTTGAGGGAGCTATATTAACTTATACAAAGAGACTTGGTGTAGTTTCTACTAATAAAAAACATCGGTCATTAGAAGAAGTTGGTGGAAGACCAGATAAATTTACTGGGGCATATGTAAAAGAACCAAAACCTGGATTGTATCGTTGGATATATGATTTGGATTTAACTTCACTATATCCATCTATTATTATGTCTTTGAATATATCTCCAGAAACAAAAGTCGGAAAGGTTCTTGATTGGGATGTTAAGAAATATCTCAATAAAAAAGAAGACATCACATATGAGGTTTACTTTGAGGGACAAACACTATCTCTTAATAAAGAGAGATTGAATGATTTTCTTGAAGAGTCAAAGTTCACAATAGCATCAAATGGTTGTCTGTATAGAACAGATGACAAAGGTCTTATACCAGATATACTTGATAAGTGGTTTCAAGAAAGAGTTGAGTTTAGAAAACTTGAAAAGAAGTATGGTCAATCTGGTGATAAAGAAAAACATCAATACTTTAAAGCAAGACAATATGTACAAAAGGTATTATTAAACTCTTTATATGGTGTATTGGGATTACCTACATTTAGATTTTATGATTCAGACAACGCAGAAGCAGTTACTTTGACTGGTCAATCCTTGATTAAGTATACAGAAAATATGGGTAATTTTTATTATCAAAAAGAATTGGGTGTTTCGGATGACTTCTGTATATATATTGATACAGATTCAGTTTTTTATTCTGCTTTACCAATCGTGAAGAAGAGAAATCCATCAATAGACGAAAACAATGACGAGTTAATGTCAAAAGAAATTTTAGTTATATCTAAAGAAGTACAAGACTTTATGAATAGTTCATATGATATGTTTGCAAAAAAGTTCTTAAATGTTACAGACCATCGGTTTGATATCAAACAAGAGGTTATTGCAAAATCTGGTCTATGGGTAGCAAAAAAAAGATATGCACAATGGATTATAAATAATAATGGTGTTGATTGTGATGAACTTGAAGTAAAGGGTTTGGATGTTGTTCGTTCTAATTTTCCACCAAGATTTAAAAAGTTTATGAGTGGTATGTTAAAAGACATATTAGAAATAAAACCTAAAAATGATATTGATAACAATGTATTAGAGTTTAGAAAGAATCTTAATAAGTCTAATATAATTGATATCGCAAAACCAAGTGGTCTGAAAGGATTGAAGAAGTATAGTACCAAATACAAGAAAGGTCTTTTTACTGAAATGGCACTTGGTACACCTGCTCATGTCAAAGCAGCAGCAAGATATAATGACTTGTTGAAGTATTTTGGTCATAAAAATGTATCACCATTACATGATGGAGATAAATTAAAATGGGTATGGTTAAAAGATAATAAATTTGGAATTGAAACTTGTGCTCTTAAAGGTGATGAAGATGACCCAAAAGACATACTTGATTTCATTGAAGAAAACATTGATTACGAAAAGATATTCGTGTCAGATTTAAAAAACAAATTAGAGGATTTTTATTCTGCATTGGGTTGGGGTCAAGTACCTGATAATGCTTATGCGAATGCACAAAAGTTCTTTGATTTCTAAACTAACTACATAGGAGTTATAAATGAATAAAGCGGTTATTACAAAGTTTATAGATAGATACCATCTTGGTGGTAATATTGAGTCTGTAAAATGGGAAACAGATGGAGATGGTTTAAAGACCAGTTTCATATCTGAAAATCGTTCTATGTTGGGTGAGGTAACACTTTCTAAGTTTCCGTTTGAGAAACTTGAATTTGGGTTGTATACCACATCTCATCTCAAGAAACTATTAGATGTTCTTGATAGTGATATAGAACTTGATAAAAGTAAAGCAGATGACAAGGTATTTAGTCTTCATGCACAAGACAAGAAGAGTAAGGTTACATTTATGTGTAGTGACTTATCTGTTATACCAACACCACCACCTTTAAAACAATTACCAGAGTTTGAAGTAGAAGTCAATCTTGATTCAGAGTTCATTACTCGTTTCACAAAAGGTAAATCAGCACTTCCTGATGTTACTACTTTTACTATTGATTGTAAAAATGGTGCTGCAACTTTAATCATTGGATACACAAGTGTTGCATCTAACCAAGTTAAATTTACTATTGATACAAAAGAGTATAAAGATATTGGTAAAGTCTCTTTTTCTTCTGGTTTATTTAATGAAGTGTTGAAAGCAAACAGAGGTGCTAAAACATCAACAATGAAAGTAGCAAGTAATGGATTGGCTCATGTCAGTTTTACTGATGGAGAGTACACTTCCGATTACTACTTCGTAGCGGTAGATGAGGCTAATTAATGTTCGGAAATCCAAAAGAAAATTCACTTTGGGTTGAGAAGTACAGACCAAAAAATCTGGATAGTTATGTCGGAAATGAGAACCTAAAGAAAAAAGTAAGTAGGTATCTCAAAGAAGGAGATGTTCCACATCTTCTTTTATTCGGTAACGCAGGGACTGGTAAGACTACTCTTGCAAAGTTGATTGTTCAAAATATAGAATGTGACCATATGTATATTAATGCTTCTGATGAGAATAGTGTTGATGTCATGAGAAACAAAATCAAAGACTTTGCGTCTTCGGTTGGGTTTAAACCACTCAAGGTTATTATCTTGGATGAGTGTGATTTCTTGACACCTAATGCACAAGCAGCATTAAGAAACTTGATGGAGACTTTTTCAAGACATTGTAGGTTTATTTTGACTTGTAATTATGTAGAAAAAGTCATTGACCCAATTCAAAGTAGATGTCAAGTATTTGGTGTTACACCACCATCTAAAGCAGATGTTGCACGACAAGTGTCCTTAATTCTTGGAATGGAAGAAATTAAATATGATGTTGATAAGATTAAGATACTGATTGATTCTGGTTATCCAGATATTCGTAGAGTAATTAATTCTGCACAAAGACAAGTCATTGATGGTGTTCTTGATATAGATGAAAAATCTGTTATTGAAAACGATTATAAGTTGAAGTTGTTGGAATACTTACAGAAGAATGATATGAAAACTGCTTTTAATTCTATTCGTAAGTTACTTGCTGATGCTAAAGTCAGAGACTACACAGACTTATATAAATTATTATATGATGAATTGGACTCTTACGCAGAAGGACATAAAGCAGGAGTTATATTGATAATAGCAGAACATCAGTATATGGACACATCTGTTGTTGATAAAGAAATAAATGTAATGTCAATGATTGTTAAAATCTTAGGAGAAATAAAATGACAATGAAACCAAAACAACCATTACCAACACAAGCAAATATTGATATAAGTAAAGCAGATGATGTTAAATGTGCTGAGTGTGGACATGATGTTTTTATACCCGTATTTATGATAAAGAAAGTTAGTGCTATTATGAGTCCAAATGGACAAGAGATTATAGCACCAGTTCAAGTATTTGGGTGTAATAAATGTGGTCATGTCAATGAAGAGTTTATGCCAAGAGAGGCATAAATGAAACCAAGAACTTTATTTGACCACATAAAACAGATTACAGAAAAGAAAGTATCTAAGGGTTATTGGGAAAGTCTATCTGAGTCTGAAGTAAAATCATTCAGTACCTATCTTGTTAATCGTTACCTTTCTATGAACATGAATTGGATTGATTTTATCAACTCGTTACAAAAGTATACTATTGGTTTACTGAAACCAAGAGAAATATATCATGTTTATGAAGAATTTATACCACAAGGTAAGGTGTATCTAAAATGGGTAAAGGGTAAGTCAAGTAAAAAGTATAATGATAAGTTGGTTGATTATGTTAAACAATATTATGAGGTTAGTAGTGTAGAAGCAAAAGACTATATTGATATCTTGAGTAAAGATGATAAAGGAATTGAGTCTTTAACTAATATTGTTAAGACATATGGTGTTGATAAAAAAGAACTTAAGAGGGTTATGAAATGATAGATAGTCCATTGTATGGGTTGAGAATATTACACTATTTAAACCCAGTTAGATATGATACTACTGGAAGATTTCAAAGTGAGTTTGATTCTAATTATAAAGTAGTAGAGAAAACGATTTCTTTCTTACCTATGTGCCATCATTACATTGTGATGCCAGAAAAACATGATGTGTTAGATAACAGAAAGAATGTAACACTACTACATTATCCTTACCACAGAGATGCTTTGTCTAACAGAAGCCATTTCTATGGTTCAAGGTTCAAAAGACTATTAGACTTTAAGACACAAGACATTGACTTCGTGTTTTGTCATCAACCAGAAATGTTATATAACATATTCGTGGCATTAAATGATAAGAGATATGGTCAAGTATTGAATAGGTTCTTATTTTTTCATTGGGTAGATTGTCCACAATCAAGAGCAAGTACTGCTATACCAGATTCTTTTATGAGACAATTAGAGGGTATAGACCAGTCAGATAACGCTTTCTTTCATACTGAAATTGCTAACGATTGGTTAAAAGAAAACTTTAAGAAAGAAAAGTCAACAAGTATAAACTTAGATTATGTAAAGGAAAAGACATTGACATTTCCATTAGCATCTGAGGTCTTACCAGACCCAATACCAGTTGATATACCAAAAGACAAAAAGGTATTGGTGTTTAATCACAGATGGGCAAAGTCTACTGGGTTTAATCGTATGATAGAATATATGGAAGGACTTGAAGATGAGTACCAAGTTTGGTGTACTGATTATAACGCACCAAAAGAATATGTGGGTTCAAAACTAAACTCTGGACAATACAGATATTTATTAGAGAATACAGAAGCATCAATTTGTTTCGTTGACAATTATGCTACATGGAATTTAGCAATACAAGATGGGATGAGGTTGGGTAAACCAGTATTAATATACGAACAATCCAATATAAAAAAGATTGTCGGTGATAACTATCCTTATTTATTTAAGACTAAAGAAGAGTTTCATGAAAAACTTAGATTAATATCAAAAGAAACTGAAGATTTCTCTTGGAACTTACCTGATTTTAACAGTATATTTAAGGG